AGCGCCGTTTGAGCTTTGGTGATGTCGCCACCGTCGAACGCTGAATTATTTTTCAACGCCTCGCCCATGTCGTTTAGGCTTTTTTGAGTATAGCCTGCGGCCTGTCCCGTTGATTTCAGCACTGCGGCGAGCTGTGCCTGCTCTTCTGCCGCGTCGCTTGTTGCTTTGACAATGCCGAAGATGGCCGCAGCTGTGGCGGCTGCTGCTGCGGTTGCCAGCGCGAGTCCCGCTCTCGTTGCAATAGCACCAAGCTCAAGCTTTTTCAGGCCGCCAGTGGCCTCCTTCGCGCCTGTCGTCAGCGCCCCTGCATCCATCAGAAGCTTGACGGATAGTTGCCCGATTTCAGTTGCCATCGCTCATGCTCCCGAAGAATGCCAACACGCCATCGTTGATTTCGTCATCGGTTTTTTCTTCAATTTCACGAAACATAAAATCCTCGATGGTTGACTCAGGCTTGGCTGTCTTGCCCTGCATGTATGAAATCAACGCCCCTGCATAATCGACGCGCCGAGCGATGCTCAGAGTGCCGTATTTCCGCTGATACGCCTGCCATATATACACCTCGTCATACGGCAGGTTTTGCATCGCTTCGGCAATCGTGCGGCCACCGATGCCATTCAGCACTAGCTCGCACCAGAAGTCTTCTTCTGGCGTGAGGCTTTTTTTGGGTCGCGCATCCCCGCAAATTGTTCAACCGTTATTGGATATAACAAGTTGATAATTTCTGGCTTCATATCTGCTACTTCCGTGTAGCTGAAAATGCGTTTGCCGTCTTTGTTGCGAATGTAGGCCGCTATGAAAAGATACTCCGTGCGTGGCTCTGCGTTCGCGTCTCGTGCTTCTTTCACCACGTCGGCCATCGTAGAATGCGACGCTTCTGCAACAAAAAAAGTCGCTGAAAAATCCTTTTCTTTACCGTCGGCAAACCCTTTCCAAGAAATTGTTTTCTCGGTCAGGGTTTTATCAACGAGTGCAATTTTCTTAAAATCGTCAAGATTCATGTCGTTGCCTTGATGATGCTGATTGTTTTGACGGACAGCGTGATGGTGCCCTTGTAAGCTGGCGATGACAGGTCAATATTCATCGTCGCGACGCTGGCAACAATCTTAATCCATGAGCGAGCGGTTGCTAAAGACCAGTCGCCTGATACCCACGTTGGCGCTGTGTTATCTCCAGACAAGCCGATGGCAAATGCCATGTCTTCCGTGCCGTTTGCGACGGCATCCCACATCAGCTTATGGGAACTATTTTCAGCATCCCAGTTGATGTTGATAGTGATGTCGTTTTTCTTGAGATTGCCGGTGAACTTCGTCGTCTCGCCGGTCTCCAAGCAAGCTTCTGACTCGGTGATGTCTCGGCTCAATCCGATGCCGGAATAAGAGGTTGGACAGCCCAGTTTTACGACAGCCGTCCCAACGGTGTCATAGAGCCAAATTGCGGTACCGCGTGCGTTAGTTGCCATTTTATTGCTCCCGAGCTAGATAAAAAGCTCAAAGTTGATGGTTAAAAGGATGCGAGCATTCTCATCGTTTCCGATTGGCAGGATGTCCGCGACCTGCGATGCCTGTTTAATGCCGTGTTGGCCGAGTAGCAGCGCCATCTTGCTGCAAATATCTTCCGCCTGTGCATAAGCTGCCGAATATGTTTTATTGCGCACCCTCACCTGTATCGTCGGCAATCGTGACTCGACAGGCGTTTCCATGTTGTCGATTGGCGCATTCCCGCCTGTGTCATAGACCGTCACGCACGCATCAGGTTTTGGCGGCTCGTTGCTGACAAACAGGCTTGTGCCAATCACAAGACTGGTCACATCCGCGAGATACTCAGCAACGGCAAACGCTGGCGAGCTCATACGGCTTTCCTCGCGTTTTCGGCGATAATTTTTAACGCGTCCGCCTCTTTGGCCTTGATGGCGTTCTCAAGATATTTAGCCTCGCCAACCTTGTGACGCGCCTGCAAATCCTCGTGGACTTTCATCGCGTAATCAGCGGTGTTTTTTATCTCAACGTCTTTTTCGTGACGAATCGTCTTAAAACTATTGCGCAGATTTCCGGTGGCTTTTGGTGTGCGTTCAATCGCCTCGCGTTCAATCATTAGCCCCGCTTTGTATAATCCGGTCACGGTCGCGCCTTCGATTTCTCTTATCTTTTTTGAGAGATCCATGGCGATTTGTTCGAGGCTCATACCGCCACCTTTATCAGCGACTCGCGGCCATCGAGTGATGGCGACGTGAAAACCGTTTTAATTTCGTCCGACTCGGAAAAGCTCGCGCCGGAACCGTAAGCGATGCGGTCTCCCGCTTTGGCTTGTGAACCAACATAGACAATAGACTTGCTGACAAAGTCTTGTCCTTGTGCATCAATGAGATTCTCTGCAACGTCCTGCCAGCGGCAACGAATCGTTGTGCCTGCGCCATAGCTTGGCTCACCGTAGCTGTTCACGCCGGTGCGTGCGTACAGCGTAGCGAACTGATTGAGATTTCGAGCGTAAATATTCATACCAGCCACACCCTGTATTGCTTAGTCGGTGAGATGGCCGCGAGGCATGGCGCAAAAGACAGCGCCATTTTGCCGTACTGATTGGCTTGCATCCCGCCGTGTTTTGCTTCGTAGCTGATTGACGCATCACCGAGTGATTCGCTAGTGACTTCTCCGCCTGATACATCAATCCAGTACGCGACCAAGTAATACAACGCACGCTCTGCGGTAGCTGGTGCGAGGCTGGATAGACACGAGTCTGCAAGCGTTGATAGGTCTGCCGCCCAATCGTTTACCAAGCTCACATCTACGCCTAGACGGTCTGCAAGTGCTTGCGGGTCTGTAATAGTGGTCATGCGGCCTCCTGCTGCTCTTTCTCGCGTATCTCATAGCTCACCGAACAGCGGCAGTTGATGACCTCGCCAGCGTCTGCCCCTAGTGAGTAATCGCCGGGGAATTGCAATTCAAAACCGCCAACAATGAACGGCTTGTCGATCCGCACCTCCTGCCCATTCGCCTCCGTATGACTCTCCCTCTGTAGTCCATCATCGGGGCCACTCTCCCATCGCTTCCAGACTTCTGCCCCTGTCTCTGCCGCGATATTTTCCGCATGCGTTTGACGACCGAAATTGAGCGCTGCGCCTGCCTCTGTTCTTGCGATGGTCTCGCCGCGTAACTTTAACAAGCTCGATTGATACCGGCTGACAATCTTGTCGATGTCGGCTGTCGCCACCGGCTTGCCTTCAGCAATGGCGCGTTCGACAATGCCGTCAAAACGCTTGTCTCTGCGTTCGTTGCGGAGATATTTGCGCATCTGCTCAGGGTTGCCGCTGGCAAGATTTAACCGAGCATTCGCCACGGCCTGCGCTTGTGGCGCATTCAAGCCGATGATGCCGCCTACGCGCTCGCGGCCTTCCATGCGCCCCGCAAGGTCAAGTGCAATGCTTCGTGGATTTTGTCCAAGTTGCACACCGACCGCTGTCACTTCTCGCACGGCGGCGCGCGTCGAGTCGTTCATGTCGTCCAGAAACTTCCGTGCGGCTGATTGCAAATAATCCGTCACCGCTGAAGCGTTAGCATTAAAAAATGCAGCACCTTCTAGTGATGCGCCTGCAATCGTGGCGGTTCGTAGCGTTTCGATAACTGGCGCAAGCTCTGCGTCAGTTAATAGCAAATCGTCCTCGAATAAATCGCCGTTGGCAATTTTCGATTCTAGCTCGCCGATGTTAATTTTTTTATTTTTCACAGCGTCAATATACGCACGCGAGACGGCCTGCTCCTGCTCGCGGAGTGCTGCAACAACAAGCCGTCTCTGTGCCATGATTAGCTACCGGTGTAGTCCAGATACATCACGTCATCGGGGCGCTTCACATTCACGCCTGCGATGCGGAACACGCCAGGAACTTCGTAGCGCAGTGGACCATCTTGATACACTGGCAGGAAGCGGTGCGGCATGGGGATGTAGAGCTGAACAACAGACGGGTCGCGCTTGTACAGAATCACACGATTCTTGCTGCCAGACGCTGCGGTATCGAGGCCAGATACGGCACGGATGGTAATTGCCTTGCCGGTGATGCCGGTGATTACCGAGGCGTTTTGCATTTGGTCAAGATAGCTCACGCCGTTCGCTAAAAACTTCGTTGCCAGCAGCGAGTACATCGCGGTCGGCAACAAAATTGTATCAGCGGTCGGCTTGTTGCCGCTTCCGGTTTCCAGCAGCTTGGCTGTCAACATGGCCATCAGCTTATCTGCATCAGACCAGTTGTTTGCTGTAGCATCCGTTTTGGCCTTGTAGCTGCCAGAGCTGAGATTGGTCAGCCCCTTGATGGTCTTCGTGGTGTCGCCGTTAAAAGCGATTACGTCAACGAATTCCTCATAGGCACGACGCGCCGCAATGGCTTTGTCGGCGGCCAAGTTGATGCCCATTGCCTGAGCGATGCCGAGCTCCTCGAAGCCGTAGCCGTAGCCAATCGCAGCAGTATGGACA